AACCGACGACTAAATTAATAACTTGACAACGGAGTAAAAATTATGTAATATACATATACGTGACTTATCTACCGACACTCAATCGAAACAATCAAAGGAATACTAATATGAAGAATATTTTTACACTCGCCGCCACTTCTCTCGTCATGATGACAACTTTCGATGCTATGGCACAGGACGCACGCTCGCCATCATATGTGTATGCTGGACCGACGGTTGGCGCTGCGCTCAATCAGGGCGCTCTTGATGTTGGCGCTCTTGTTGGCTATCAGTTCAATCGATATGTGCGTGGCGAAGCGGACTTCGATCACGTAGTTAGTACACAGCCATACTCGTCCAATTACCTTACTGGTAACGCAATTGTTCAGTATCCTATTTCGGGCCTTAGGTTGACACCCTATGCGCTGGCTGGTCTAGGTTATCAGTGGCAGAATGGCCTTAATCAGGGCGTCTGGAATGTTGGCGGAGGTGCGCGAACTGCGCTTACTCCAAATGCAGACCTTGATCTTCGCTATCGTTACATTCAGGGTATGACTAATCAGACAAACGAGAATGTCGTAACCATGGGTACTACAATCAGGTTCTAATCTATGGACTGTCAGATAGGTTTATGATCTATCTGACAGTTTTCATGTGGTGTATGAAATATAAGGCGACAGCTTACATACTAAGAACTATATGGGCCCGTAGTTCAGTTGGTCAGAACGAGCCGCTCATAACGGTTATGTCGCAGGTTCGAGTCCTGCCGGGCCTACCAATACGGTAAGATGTGAAGATGATAGTTTATATGGGACTCTGTAGGAATCAATGAAGAGCATTATTAAAGAATCTACCGTGTACGATAATTGCATGGATCTCAAGGCGGCAGAATCTATGCCGACTGTAGCCAATTTCATTGATGATCCAACTTTTGCTAGTCAGACACCGAAGTACAAAATAAATATTTGTCATGCGGACTGGTAATAGCTCCCGCGTTATTACAATGAGGCTAAAGATGCGGATTATTGTTCTCCTGCTTGCGCTTCTGTTTCCATGCGTGGCCCTAGCGCAGAGCGGGAACCATAACAATGGTCACCTTGAACTTCATGAGTATTATAAGAATCTATATATTCCAAATGCAGAACGAATTATACCGGGATCATGCTGTCGCGAGAGAATAGAGTTTCCCAACGGCGAAGTCGTTGGCGATTGCAGGCCAGTCCGAGCCTGGATGGACGACAACGGAGTCTGGCACGCGCTCGCCGATGGTATGGAAGTATTAATACCAGACGACAAGATAATTAGAAGAGATCAACCTATGGCTCCTGATGGTAACTCTCACCTCTGCATATCTCCGTTTGGCGTTATATTCTGTTTCGTGCCAGGGCAGGCTAAAATATGATGTTCTCGGCCCATTTTCTTATGCTGCTTTACTATCTCGCACACCCGATGAAGACGGACTATGATGATTTTTACATAAAGCAGCTATGTGCTTGTATAAGCAGAGAGTATAAACTGGGCTAAGCCTGGCAGAGCTACCAACATTACGAAAGACAAAGAAGTGAAATTATGAAAATTTATATGGGTCCTTATAGGAGTTGGTATATTAGCCCGTACATGTTGACTGAGCGTCTAAAAATATTTGGCGTATCGGAAGAACGTCGAGAAGCAATCGCAGAATATTTACACGGTACTTGGGTGAACACTTTCTGTGAGTGGGCCATGGCCCATCCTCTACTTAAGCGAAAGATTAAGATTAGAATCGATCATTATGATATTTGGAGTATGGACGAGACTATTTATAGTATCGTTCATCCCATGCTGGTTAAACTAAAGTTAAAAAAGCATGGAGCTCCTTATGTAGAAGATTCGGATGTTCCTGAGCATCTTCGTTCGACAGCAGCCCCAGCTAAAAAGAATGAATGGGATATTGACGATTATCATTTCGATAGATTCGATTGGGTATTGGATGAAATGATCTGGGCGTTCGATACTGACGCACGAAATAAAGAGGAAGATATTTATTATTCTACTCGCCCGAGAAAGCGCGGAACAGAGTTACTCAAAATCATGCAGGATCGTAAACAGAATGCTAATCGCCTATTCGGAGTATATCTATCTTCTTTATGGGATTGATAGCTTACAATTTTAGCGATAAGTCAACCATAGCTTGACAATATGAATATGATAGTGTATAATAATAATATGAACTACCATCAAGACTATGTAATTTCTATTGCTAAATCAGCTAATGCTTCTGGATATCATTTTGGAGCCGTTATATTTGATCGGCGTAATGTGGTGTCTACCGGATGGTGTCAGGAAAAGACTCATCCACGGCAAGCCCGCTATATGCGCTGGGCTCATTCATACAAGCGTAACAATACTTGGCTACACGCCGAAATGCACTCTCTTATTTGTGCGCGGACGGATGTTACGGGTTGCGATATGATCGTGGCTCGGTGGGCTATCAATAAGATCAGAACCAGTCATCCATGTATGGCGTGCTGGCAGGCCATAACCGTAGCCGGTATTCGTAGAGTGTGGTATTGGTCAGAATATGATGATGCCTGGGTGTATCGCAACGTAAATTAGTAGAGTAATATTATTGCTTACAGCATCTCAACAACGCAATAATATTATCGTCGATTTCACTAGACAAACGTACCTAAAATGCGCTATAATGGTAACATGATGAAAAACACAATGACTTATGATTTTGAAGATGGCGTCGGCCCAGTACCGGCTCACCGGCATTCCAATGGCGGCGGCTGGGTAGCAGATAGTACCCGCGTAGTTGATAGTGCCTACATCGGCCCGAATGCTAAGGTCTATGACAACGCTAAGGTCTATGACAACGCTAAGGTCTATGGCAACGCTAGGATCTTCGACAACGCTTGGATCTATGACAACGCTAAGGTCCGTGGCAACGCTGTGGTCTGTGACACCGCTAGCGTCTATGACAACGCTATGGTCTATGGCAACGCTGTGGTCTGTGGCAACGCTGCGGTCTTCGGCAACGCTCAGGTCTTTGACAACGCTTGGATCTATGACAACGCTGTGGTCTGTGGCACCGCTTGTGACACCGCTAGCGTCTATGGCAACGCTAAGGTCTTCGGCAACGCTAAGGTCTTCGGCAACGCTAAGGTCTGTGGCACCGCTAGGGTCTATCCGTATGACACGGCCGAGTAATATTATTGCTTACCGCATCTCAACAACGCAATAATATTACCGTCGATTTCACTAGACAAATGCGCTAAAATGCGCTATAATGGTAACATGAAGAACACAAAGACTTATGATTTTCTCGATGGCGTCGGCCCAGTACCGGCGCATCAGCATCCCAATGGCGGCGGCTGGGTAGCTGATAGCACCCGCGTAGTTGATAGTGCCTTCGTCGGCCCGAATGCTAAGGTCTATGGCAACGCTTGGGTATTTGATCACGCTAGGGTCTTAGACAATGCTAAGGTTTTCGGCAATGCAGTGGTCAGTGACGCCGCTGAGGTCACCGGTGTCGCTTCGGTCAGTGACAACGCTTCGGTCTATGGCTACGCTTTAGTCACCGGTACCGCTTCGGTCTATGACAACGCTTCGGTCTGTGGCAACGCTAGAGTCTTCGGCAACGCTAGAGTCTTCGGCACCGCTGAGGTCCGTGGCAACGCTTGGATCTATGGCAACGCTGTGGTCTGTGGCACAGCTAGGGTCTATGACAACGCTTCGGTCTATGGCAACGCTGTGGTCTGTGGCACCGCTAGGGTCTATGACAACGCTAGGGTCTATGACAACGCTTGGGTCTTCGGCAACGCTGAGGTCTATGACAATGCTTGGGTCTTCGGCAACGCTGAGGTCTATGACAATGCTAAGGTCTGTGGTTCTGTGGTGATGCTCAGGTCTATGACCCGGCCGAGCAATATTAATGACTAGTTCTGGATGGGATACGCGCCGAGTATATCTATTCGAGGCCCAATATTTTCGTGGGCATTCTCTGAGTAGAAGTATACCGATGGCTAAGCTACGCCGCATAGCCACGAAAATATGGCGCGATTTATTCTCCACATCTGGTCGAGATTACTACCCACTGCCTAATATTCGCGCAGGTCGCGGTGTAAAGTATAATGGATTTCTATATAGCTATTATCTTTCTAATGATAGTATTACGCTTGCGAGAAATCAGCGCAATATTGTGGTTCTAATTCATGAACTGACTCATGCTCTTGGATACGATGACCATGATAAGGCTTTCGTAAATCAATATTTTAAGCTGTTGCGTAAATTTACGAATATAGATAGTAGCGCATTAAATCGTGCGCGGGCCAAGTACAAAATTTAGATACCTATGAAATGCCGGGTTAGCACAGTGGTAGTGCAGTGGTTTTGTAAACCACAGGTCGGGGGTTCGAATCCCTCACCCGGCACCACAATAGCGGTTGACATTGTAATTAACATGATATATAATGAAATAACAAATGATCAATATGACCACACCACAAGCTAAAACTACATTAAATCTAATGACTCAGTTTAGAGCTATGGGTCGCCCATGGCGCATGGATGAATGGGACTATATCATAACTAGGCAGTCGTTTCTTAATTACGATGATGCTATTGATTATCTCAATCGGTTTATTGCCATGAACAACAATCATGATGAGGATATTATATATGACGTATGATAAGATTGGACTGCTTGAAGCAGCCCGCAATAATGTAATTACCGTTCGATTTACCAAGGTGAATGGCGAAGAACGTAATATGAAATGTACGCTACTTAGTGAATATCTCCCTTCTCAGAAAGATGTCGAGGAAATAACTACGAAGGAAAACCCGAATGTTCTCGCGGTATGGGATATCGAGGCCAAGGGTTGGCGAAGCTTCCGTGTCGATTCGGTATTGAATGTAACCCTACCCGCGGTCTATACTCCGTCGAAAGAAATATAACAATGACAAAACTTAATATTACTGGGCTCAAAAATGAGTCAAAGAACATCGACCCGAATAGCGACGGCACGTATTCGCATATCGGTGCGCGTGGCGGTACCGAAATGATAGCCGAGCAGATTCGCAACCGTCTATCTCCGGAACTTCTTGCTAAGTTCAATCTTATTCATTCGCGCGTGCGGGAAGAAAATATCTCTAAGGATAAGAGTAACATTCTTGTTCTACATGATACATGGGACGATCCCGAAAGTCAGCATCTTAAAGATGAAAAGAGCTTAGATCGGTTTTCTAAGTTGGTCTTTGTATCGCACTATCAGCAGGCCACATTCAATATCGGGCTGGGCGTTCCCTTCAATAAGGGAGTGGTTATTCAAAATGCAATTGAGCCGATTGCGCTTACCCCCGATGATAAGAAGTCCTCGATTATTCGATTTATCTATCATACCACACCACACCGAGGGCTGGAGCTTCTTGTTCCTGTCTTTGAAAAGCTGGCCGAGAGCGTGCCTAATATTCATCTTGACGTATATTCGTCGTTCAAGATTTATGGATGGGATGCTCGCGATGATCAATATCAGAGTACCTTCCAGCGAATTATAGACCATCCCAATATGACCTATCACGGCTATCAGCCCAATGAAGTCGTGCGTGAGGCACTAAAAAAAGCTCATATCTATGCATACCCCAATATCTGGCCAGAGACATCATGCATCTCGGTGATCGAAGCCATGAGTGCGGGGTGTAATGTGATATGCCCAAATTTCGCGGCTCTACCCGAAACATGCGCCAACTTTGCTACGATGTATGGATTCAATGAAGATTACAATGCACATGCCAATATGTTTGCGGTTATCGCTAATATGATGATCCGCGAATATTGGCATGAGAACAATCAGAATAAGCTAAGGTTTCAAAAGATGTATTTTGACAATTTCTACAACTGGGATATACGGGCACAACAATGGAATGCTTTTTTAAGCTCTATGGTGAATTGATATGAAAGATATTAAAATTGGCGTCGAGCAGAAATATATCGGCGTAGAACCTAGCTGGGCTGACTTCGACCCAACTAAGGTTGATGATAACGAGCGCCGTATTGTGAGCGCGTATAATTGGTACAATTATGCAGTGGCCGATAAGGATAAGAATAAGCTCGTAACGGACTATATTAGTAGAGATGCGGGCGCGGCCGATGATGTTCGTGCTATCAATGCGCTAAATCATTGGCAAATTCCCAATTGGTTTCTATCCCTATGTCGAATGCAATTACGCGGACTAATTTTGTCGGATGACCGTAAGAAGTCATTCGATACTAAGCTGCAAGATATGATTCGTCTTGGAATGACGACACTTGAAATGAATAAGATCAAGACGCCGACAGCGGCCGTCGTTTCAGTGCAAGACAATATTCGTTTGTCTGCGCTTGATAAGTCGGCCGATATCGATGACCAACTCGATAAGGTGTTCATAGATCCGAAGCATACATTCAATTGCTATGAATGGCTATCGACCAAGAAGGTCGGGCCTATGATTGCAATGAAGCTGGGCGATATCTATCGTAATGATCTAAACGAGATTGAGCAGGCGCTAAGTAAAAGCGATATACAGGTCGTCGAAGGTTATTCGTCGTATAGTAAAAAGCATCTAATCGCTATTCGGGATTTCTATCGAGGAATAATTACGGACTGTGAAACTTGGGGACGAAATCAGAAGAAGAAGCCTAAGGCGAGAAAGAAGACTACCAAAAGTGCGGATCAGCATGTTCGCAGGCTTAAGTATATGAAGGAATTCCCAGAATTGAAGCTGGTTAGTATCGATCCGTCCAAGATCGTCGGCGCAAATGAATTGTGGGTATTCAATACTAAATACAGAAAGCTACAGCATTATGTGGCGCTTGATCGTGGCGGGCTGCAAGTCAAGGGAACTTCCTTGCAGAATTTTCACGATATTAATTCTGTTGCCAAGACGCTAAGAAAGCCTGCGGAGGTATTGCCCAATATCATGACTGGCGGAACTAAAGTAGTTACTCGCGTATTTGACGCCATACGATCCGCGGCCACCAAGTGTAATGGGCGTATGGGTGAATCGTCTATCATTCTTCGCGTCATTTAAATGCGCGATACGTCAAATGTAGTTCATTCTTTTCCTGTCGATAGGATAGTGCGCCGCTTATCATCCCTACAGGATTCTTCTGAGCGATTTAAGAAGCATCGCATAAATCAGATTCTAGATGACAATGCAACGATTCTAGCTATGCAATTACTATTCAATGGCATCAATATTCATGATGGTGAATTTGAAAAGGGCTTCTCGCTAGCTATAGAATTTCTTCGTGCAGCACTATATAAGACGCATGATATTCATCACCCTCTACAGCTAACCGCGACTGAAATAATCAATCATTTAACGAAGAAACCGACATAGTAAATTCGTTCTTAACTTCTATAACATGAAATAACCATATTATGATTCTTCTAGACCTCTCACAAGTTATGATTGCCAATGTCATGGTATATCTGACTCGCCTCAGTGGCGCATCCCAAAATATAGATGAGAATGCAATACGTTATATGGTATTGAATAGCATTCGGTTACTTCGCAGTAAATTCAAAGAATCATATGGCGAGATGATAATCTGCTGCGATTCCAATGATGTATGGCGAAAAGATATTTTTCCGCACTATAAGGCCAATCGTAAGAAGATGAGAGAAACTTCTACCGTCGATTGGACTTGGTTATTCAATGTTCTGGGAACAATACGCGATGAACTTGGTGAGCATATGCCGTATAAGATTTTGCAAATTCCTAGGGCCGAAGCTGACGATGTTATAGCTTCGCTGTGCCATGAATATGGTAAGACCATGCGAAACGTCGGAGAAAATATTATGATTGTGTCGGGCGATAAGGACTTTGCCCAGCTTCAAAAATACGCCAACGTATATCAATATGCGCCGGTACAGAAAAAGAATATCAGCGTAGATAATCCCGAAAGATTTTTACGCGAGCATATCATGCTTGGCGACCGTGGCGATGGCGTACCTAATTTTCTATCTGACGATGATACTTTCATTTCTGATAAGCGCCAGAAGCCCGTGATGCGTAAGAAGCTGGACGAATGGTCTATTCTCGATCCTACTCTCTTTTGCGATGACGAAATGCTACGCAACTATAAGAGAAATGAGGAACTAATCAATCTCGATAAGATCCCGAAGGCCATCCAACAAGAAGTGATCACTCAGTTTGCTACGCAGACACCATCACCTCGATCAAAGATATTAAATTATTTTATTCGCTATCGTCTGGGCAATCT